CCTTCTTGCATTCACGACGGATGATGCGGAGTTGTCGGTACCATATCTTCCAAGCGTGGCGTGCTGCGCTCACGACTTCACCAAGCCGAGCTTACGTAAGAGTTCTTGTGCCGCTGCGCGCTGCTCAGGGGTCGTCTCGGCGTGGAGCTTCTATTGGGCCTTAGAGAGCTTCACCTGTGGTTGCTGTGGCGGCTTGGTGTAGTTGGCGGGTTGTGCTGCGGTGGGGAGGACCACCTCTTTGGGGCGACGGCGCAGCACTTCGAGAGCTTTGCTTAGCCCACCCTCATTGAGGGGGAAGCTAATGATGAAGGGCTGCCCGCCCTTGGTCATGGGCATTGCCACAAAGATTTCGATGTCATTGGTCCACATCGTCACCGCGTAGGGTGGAATGGGGTCGTGGTCGAGGTTGGCCATCATAGTCTCCTCCATGCAGGCTTGGGAGTTCTCACAAAATCATTGGGCAGTTTTATCCGTACAGGACGGCCAATTTCTTCATCGCCAATTGATCCCCAATTATCAGTCATTGGGTTGGTGTCCTCTTTGACACGTTGCCCTTCGGGCACAACAACCTCGGCCAATTCGTCAAAGAGCTTCTTGGGGGTGCCGTTGAAGTCAACGATGCGGCCGCCGCCATCATAGTCCATGAAGTAATGAGTGTTGGCAATGTGGTGGGCGAGCATCGTAGGGAGCATCTGACGATGTCGGCAGGTGTGGCGGTGGCCTGCGGGACATTCGCACTCGGTGTCGGTACAGAGGTAGCTGCCCTCAGGGTCGCCATCTACGAACTTGGTGATGCGCCATTGGTCGCCGTCGGTGCGGAGGGAGTAGAGGGTGCTGGTCATTTCTTTGCCTTTTCAATGATGCCAATTACGACACTAGGCGAATAGAAATTGAGAATGAGCAAAGCAATACAGGCGTCAATGGCGGCGTTCCATGTTTGCTTTTCCTTCTTGGTCATCGGTATGTCCCTTCACGTTCTTCCTCGCCGTCGAGATAACGGCCAATTCGTTGCAAAGGCAAGCGCGCGCCCGCACGAAACAAGCGAGCCATGTCGGCGACCTCCAAGCTGAGGTAGTAATCGACGACATGCGACATGCCTACGTCAAAGCCATAGTCACATGGGCGCGGCGTGTAGCGGCGTAATGGGCTGGTGTCAGGCGAGGGTGTGGGGATCGGTCTGTGATCGGGATCGAGTGTCATGGTCGGTATCCTTCATTGTCCCTACAGTGTATCACATTTCCGTGAAGATGTCAAGAGCCTTAGCAATCTCTGGACATGAAAAAGGCCCCAAGGCTGTGGAGCCAAGGGGCCGTTGTGTTACATAAATTTGGTATGTCGGAAGCATCGCCACATGTAGTAGGCGAGAATGTGGTGGGAGTAGTCAATCATCTGATTGGCTCCCCTGTAGCGATGGTGATGACATACGACGTGGCGTCATGCTCAGTCATAATGAGCTTGGTTAGCCACACCATAAGCTCGCCGATATCTGCGATCACAGCGTCAGGGGTGTCGGCTTCATCTTCGGGGTAGTTCACGGTAGCCTTAACACGGTAGCCCATAATGTGTCCTCCGATTGTTGCTTCACAACCTATGAAAAAGCCCCCAAGGTGATGATCCCTTGGGGGCTAAGTCTTCCGTTAGGCCGTTGCCGTCGAGGGCCGTGTCGGCCATTGACCCACGCCATAGCGTGCTGTCATTCTTGCTGCCCACTTGTCCCATTCGGACCAATCGGTTGTGCCGGTCATGTTGGGCTCGTTGTGGTAGCCTACGTCATCCACCGGCTGCGAAGGCGTAGGAATGGAGCTTTCGGTAGGCTCCGTACTCGGCAATGAGCTTCCACCACCAATCGGGGATGGCGTAGGGTCCGGCTGTGGCGCAGCCGTGCCCTCAGACGAGACTTCCACAGTGGAAGCACCAGAGTTGCCCTCGCCATTCGGAATGGGCTGGTGAGTTGCACTTGCATCGGTAGGGAGAGGTTCACTCTGACCCTGAGGTGCATCGGTCTGCGGATCGGCGTAGAGAGGATTGTCGATCGGCTTAGGCTGGTACTGCCCATCCGTAGAACTTCCAGTAGGGTTGAGAGCACTCTGATCCTGCGGCTCTTCCTTCACAGGCTCCACAGGGGCCGGTGGCTCAAGCGCTTGTATAAGCGATCCAGCAGAGCCGAAAGTGCTCTTGATAAAGTCAAGGGCCGATCGAGTTCTGTCTTGGCCTTCGTGAAACCGAAGCTCGGCGTCATCACGCTGTGCCTCCGTGTCTCGAACCTTGGCGTGCAAGGCGTCGATCTCGGCCTTGTAGCGGGCAATGGCTTCCTCACGAGCCTGCACGGCCTTGTGCAAGCTTTCGTTATCGGCCTTGGCCGCGTCAAGCTCGGCTTGGATGATCGGGAGTGTCTCAGTCGCCTTGGCCATCTCGACCAAATCAGCGACAAAATTACCAACATGCGGTGACATAGTTACGCTCCATGGGCAGTCGGGTGCCCGGTTGTGGGTTGCAGTGTCCAAGGTGTCTTTGGCCTCATTAATGGGCGCTTACACCTTGCGTTTGCAGAAGGCCCCAAGGGCCGTGCGAGATATACTCGTCGGTGCCTTGGGGATAACACGGCTAGCTTATGTGAGTTTGATGGGCTTCGCTCACAGGCCCAGATGGTTAAGGCCACTCAGGCCACTGAAGGTTTAAGCCGCTAAGTATCGGCCCTGCGTCAGCAGATTGGGTTTGGAGGGAAATGACTTTACCGTTTATTGCAACGGATTAGCATTAGGCTCCGATAGCTTGATAGGCTGCCACAAAGATGAGGTGGCTATGATCGAGTTAGGTCCGGGCTCGCCCCGTGGTGGCTTGAATGGGCACCTCCACTATGGTTGATGGCAGTAGATAGCCCCTGTGTGATCCTAGGCCTGCCATAGATCATGGCCGAAGCCAGTCTTGCGTATGGTTCCTATTACTCACACAGGGTAGCACTTAGGCCGTCGCCCCTGCGCCGGGCTTGGTGCCCTTAGCGCGAGGCGCTACCTTACCAGCCTGAGCCTTCGAGAGGGGCTTGTCCGCCTTGGCCTTGGCCTTCTTCGCCTCGTCCTTGGCAACAAGCTCGGGATCGACCTTGATGAGGGACTTGATGTCCAACGTCATAGGCGTTTCCTCGCGTGCCTTGATATTCGCCTCGGCCGTCGCAATCAGGCCGGGGTTAGTCTCAATGTACGCCTTCGCGGCTTTGGTAATCTCCGAAGCCTTGACCGTGCTGATCTTGATCTTGTTCGCCTTCATGGCGTCCTTGATCAGGTTCCGCGCCAGTCGCATGGCCTCAGTCATCACGGCTCCCGAAGCCTTCTTGACCTTGGCGGCACCAGTGATCTTGATCTTGCCATCGTACATAGCTTGCACGTTTTCCATGGCTCGGTCGTGGATCGCCTGCTTTCGCTGGCCTTCGTCGGGATAGGCCTCCTTCGTCAGCTTCGACATGTTCCGCTCGGCGATAGCCTTGAGGCCCTGAATGAGGACCTCCTTGTAGACTTCGTTGGGCAGAAGAGCCGTATCGACCTCAACGTCCCCAGCGCCGTTCTTGAGGGCAAACTGGATGATGGTCGAAGGGGTATCTGCGCCAGCTACGTCATCGCCAGCGGTAGTGTCAGTATCTAGGTTGGTCATAACTTACCATCCTCTTAAGGTGGTTAGAAACCCTCCATCGTTGTATGCGAACATCGTAAGAGATAGTACACAATCTACGTGCTGACTTTGGCTTAGGCGGGACCGACAGAGCCGGAACCGACAGTGCACTCTCAGCATCGCTTGTGTAGCAGCGCTCCTAGTTCACAGCGATCTATTTGGGTTTAATCGTGCGGGATTGCACGGGTGAGTGCGACCAAGGCTAAGGCTTTCGCTCAAAGCAACATTGAGACTTTGGTACGCTCAATGCTATCGCACTCGCCGATGCAATCCCGAAGCGTGCACAACTCTGTGCCTTCGCTCCGTGGCATGTAAGGCTCCGGATCATTGCGTGACGTATTGACCGTCCGCTACCCTTCGCCTATTGTCAAACAGCACCCTATATGGTGGGTCACCCTAGAGAGCGCAGCGTAATGTGTCCTGTGCTCCCACTCAGTCCATATTGCTCATTGCCCCACTAGTATGCGCCCTTTTTCGGTCGCCGTCAAATCACATTTTCGTGAGGCGCTCACCAAAGGGAACGCGAGGCACGAAGCAAGCTTCGCGAAGCATCCATAATGTTTCCTGTGCTCCCACTCAGAACCTGCGCCAAGGTGCAATGGGTGCAAGCACCGCTAGGTCGCCAAGCTGCGCCACCTTGCGCTTGCCTTGGGGGATCAATTCAATCTGTGGCTTGGGCTCAGCATGGCTTTGCATCAACCCTGCATCCCTCAGTACATCCTGCGCTCGTTGCAGACGCTGGGCTGATTTGGTGCGCTCCCACTCAGACACAGTACGAATACGCTCAAGCGGCGTGGGATTGCTATCCTCAGGTATCGGCAGCACCTCACCCTCGAAATCATCCACAAACGTAGCATCACGGACCTCGCGTCCTGTGCTGAGATATTCCATCCGCAGTATAGTTGGTCCGGGCTTAGGCTTCCGTGTCATATGCTGTGCACTCCCATTGCGGCATTGTACCATCATAGCACATAGCTCCGCTGAAGTCAAGCACAATCTGCGCCCATTTCGCCACTCGCATCTATCCCTCGTTAGGCTGAGAGGTGCTACACTTCGCTCATTCCCTAGTTCCATTACCTAGCCCGTGTGTAGCTCCATCTCCCCTCCGACTGGTGTCCGTGCCTCTGTCTTGATGTAGTATATATATAGTAGAGACAGGACAGATTGGCCTCGAACACGTGGGGAGAGGGCAGGGAGGCATACACGGGGGCTATGTAGCACAACTAGGGAATGACCGATTCTCAGGGGCTCTCAGCCTAACTAGAAGGCCAATTCGACGAGCGAACCACGGGCAGGTTGATGCCTGTGGGCATGGTGCAGTGCAATGGCTGCGTTGCAGCGTCGTGCGCGTGCGCTGCGCGTGCGAGTGCAAGCGTCGTGCCAACCGGCCGCGACAACTCGCCGCACCGCGATCACGATGTTGTGACTTGCAATCCCCGATCGGAGGGCGCATGGTGGCGTTGTTGCGATGATGCAACGCCAACCGAAGGATACCGACCATGACAACGATCAATCTCTCCGCCCTCAATGGCATGTCTCACGAGCAACTCGTTGCGCTCGTTGCGCAAATGGCAGCGCAGCCTGCCCGCAAGCTGTCGATGAAAGTCACGGACAAGGGAGGGCTGTCCGTGTATGGCCTTGGACGTTTCCCCACAACGCTCTATCGCTCGCAATGGGAGCGCCTACTGGCCGACGATAGCGTGGCGCAGATCAAGGCATTCATGGCCGACAATGCCGACCTGCTTGCTACCAAGGCATAGTCACCCATCGGCCACACTGTGACATTTTGGCCTCACCTCTCGCTTCGGCCGGGGGGTGGGGCCAAAATTTTGTCCCTGCGCGCGGGCCAGATACCCCTCCGGCACACCGTATAAAAATTGAAATGACCATACGAAAGGCCCATACTTGGGGGCGCAGAGAGGACACAATGTGAAAATGTGGGGCTTGACATCTCGGCTGGTTGTGCTATGGTGGCAGAGTGAGCAATGGGAATTCGGCCGATGCTTGAAGGATTTGTGAACGTCAGTACGTTGTTGAAGCCGGGGGTGTATGCACTCCTGCGCGAGGGCGTTGTAGTGTACATCGGCCAGAGCACCAAGCCGCTGCACCGAATCTATGCACACCGAAGCTTGGCGAACCGGAAGAAGCCCGTCGATTGGCTGCCGATCAAAGGCGTTGTGTTCGATGAAATCCACGTACTGCCTTGCCGCGTCGAAGACCTCGACGTGATCGAGCGCGCCATGATCGACCTCTACAAGCCGAAGTACAACATCAAGCTCAAGACGCCGCACCCAATCGCCACCGAGTTCAACATTACCATCGACGGCTTCACCGTCCCGTTCAACCTTCCGATGCGCAAGGAGCGCCCGGTACTTAGGAGATTCTAGTCGTGTCCCGCTACCGCGTGCAGGCCAAAGGCGCAATCGCTGCCCCAGTGGAGATCACGGACATCCACATCCTCACGCGTGACGATCTTCACGTGCTGGCACAGCCGCGTCCGCAGAACGTAGTGCAGACCTTACGCGACTCGCACCACCGCCTTGCACGTGCAGTCGCGATGGGCCTCAGCAATGCCGAAGCCGCAGCAGTCACCGGCTACTCCGTCAACCGCGTCAGCATGTTCCGCCAAGACCCAGCGTTCAAGGAATTCGTGGCGCACAAGCGTGCGATGATCGACACGGAGTGGGCCGTCGATGCCGATCCCGTCATCACCATCATGCGCGATAACGCGCTCAAGGCGCAGGCCATGCTCAGCGATAAGCTCGACGTCGCAATGGAGAAGGACGAGTTCCTCCCCACCCGCGACCTCCTTGGCATAGCGGAGCTTGGTCTCGACCGCACCGGCTATGGCAAGGTCAACAAGAACGTCAACGTTAACTTGGACTTCGCTAAGACCCTTGAGGACGCCGTCAAGCGCAGCGCCTCGGTCCGCTCAGTCCGAACAATTGAGACTTCGGCCCCACTGAAGCCTCAATCGGCTCCGTCCGTCGTGCCGAACAGCATCCCGCGGACGGAGCCGTCCCCTATGCGAATAGCCGCCTCGTCGCCCATCCTCCGGCGGCTATGATGGGGGAGCCATGATGACTGAGCGCCGAAGTGATGTTAGTCGGGCATCTGCTTCTCGGCCGCTCGTTGTTGTGGCTCCCCTACCACTTCTGAGTGGGAGCGCTCCGAATGCAACCGCAACTGCCGAGCAACGCTCGTGGGAACTTGGTGGATTCCCGTGGGATTGCTACGAGCGACAGTGTCCGCATCCAGCGGAATGTGTACTGAATGGATGCCCGCATGCTTGACCGTGCCCCACCCGCCGAAGGTATGAACGCTGGGCTGATTGAATGGCTCGCCAGTGTGCAGGACGATCCGCTGGCGTTCGCCATGGGCGCGTGGCCGTGGGGTGAGGAGGGCACGATCCTCGCGAAGTACCCGCGGCCACTCGACTGGCAATGCGAAATCATGGAGGATATTCGTCTTGGCATCATCACCCTCAGCGAAGCCATGCAGCGGATCGATGAGCACCCCGACGAAGTCGATGCCGATCAAGGAGAGCCCATCCAACTTGCTACCGCATCCGGCCACGGCGTTGGCAAGTCTGCCCTTGTTTCCATGCTCATCATCTGGGGCTTCACAACGTTCCCTGATTGCCGCGGAGTTGTCACGGCTAACACAGAGACGCAGCTAAAGACGAAGACATGGGCCGAACTCGGCCGCTGGTTCAACCTCTGCTTCTTCGCGCGTGACCACTTCATCCTCAACGCAACCTCGCTCGTCTCGAAGGACCCCACACGCGAGCGCACGTGGCGCATCGACATGATCGCGTGGTCCGAAACCAACCCCGAAGCCTTCGCGGGTATGCACAATAAGGGCAAGCGCCTGCTGATCATCTTCGACGAAGCATCCGCCATCGCCGACATCATTTGGGAAACCATCGAAGGCGCAACCACTGACTCCGACACCCAAATCGTTTGGCTAGCCTTCGGCAACCCCACCCGCAACTCCGGCCGCTTCCGCGAATGCTTCGGCGAGGGCAAGCACGCGACGATGTGGAAGTCCCGACAACTCGACTCCCGCACCGTCGCCATCACTAACAAAACCCGCATCAAGCGCTGGGAGACAATCTATGGCATCGATTCCGACTGGTTCCGTGTTCGTGTACTGGGTCAATTCCCTCGTCGTGGCGAGATGGAGTTCTTCTCAGCCACCGACATTGACGCTGCGATGTCCGCTGATCGAGAGGTCTTTGTCGATGCCTTTACCCCATTAGCTATTGGTGTTGACGTGGCGCGCTTTGGCCGCAACAACTCCGTCATATTTCCACGTAAGGGTAGAGACGCCAGAACGCTTGAGCGAAAGCTATACTCGGGCCTTAATACCGTGGAGCTTGCCCAAAGAGTGCACGATGCATTTGTGACATGGCACCCCGACGGCATCTTCATCGACGGTGGCGGTGTTGGCGGCGGCGTGGTGGACCAATGTCGCAACCAGCGCCTGTTCGTATGGGAAATCCAATTCGGTGCGAAGGACTCCATCTCGGGTACCAACCTCGACACCAGCGGTGAGAAGTACGCCAACATGCGCGCCGCGATGTACGGCGCAGCCCGCGCGTGGCTCAAGACCGGGATGCTCCCTCAGTCACCCGAGTTGCGTACCGCGATGCTCGCCATCAAGTACACCTTCAACATCCGCGATGAAATTGTCCTGACATCGAAGGAAGACCTGCTTGATGAAAACCCGGACCTTGATCTTGATACACTTGATGCGTTTGTGCTCACCTTCGGCGGTCCTCTCAATCGTAACGCTTATGCTGGTGGCGATCATCCTCAGCCAGCTTTAGTGGAGACAGAATATGATCCATACTCGCCTGAACGTATGCTCGCGTGAGCCACAGCTGTGGTGCACTGTTGATCCCATTACCCTCACGGGCCTTGCCCTCGGGGCGCTTGGCGCCTTTGGTGGTGCCGCCGCAGCAGGTGCCTTCAGCGGAAGCTCAGCCCCAGCCGCACCTCAGGCCCCACCAGCGACGCCTGCTCCGCAACAGACCCCAGCAATGAACAAGCCGAAGCCCATGCAGCAACCCTCGTTTGTTGGCGCAGCGGCAGCCCCAGTCGCCGGTGCGTCGGGACAGAAAACTTTACTTGGGCAATGAAAGTTCTGCTTAAATGTAAATGTACAGATGGTGAGATTGCTCACTCTGTACGCGATCGTAATGAAGGCGAAGATATTGCCAATTATATGCAATATGTTCAACTCGAGATTGGTTATTGGCATCAGTACCGGCAATGTTCTGCGACTACGCTTGAATATCTAAAGATGCCGATTGCTGACGGCAAAGGCATTGGAGAATCGTGATGCCCATCGTCCCTCGCTCGCCCCTCGCCGACAACGTCGTCCCCTTCCGCCCTCCATTACCTGAGCCATGGGCCCTTATGGCCGCAGCACAGATGCACTCCGAAGGTCGTCTGCTTGAGTCCGATGCAACCCCGACCGTTGATCTAGGTGCCCACAACGATTGGCGATCAAATGCCCGAAGTTGATATGACCGACCAATACAACACCAAACTCAATCCACAAGAGGAAGCTGCCTTTCAGCAATGGGCTAAGGACAATCCACGATTAGGTAACACCTATGACTACGATGCTCGCGGTTTCTGGAAGGCTGGAGCGGGCGCTGCTAAGAACGGTCACGGGAGCGATCAGTGGAAGAAGCCCAATCATCCGACCTTCTCAACGAACAGTCAATACAACGGCGTCGACGGTAACCAAGGTGGCACTTGGAACAAGAAATCCGGCGGCTCTTGGGCATTCCAACCCGGCAAAACCAATATGCAGAACTTCTCACCCGATGATCTTAAAGACTACTTCAACAAAGTCGAACCCGGTAACGCCCTCATCCTCCCGAGCACCCAATGAACGCACCAGCCAAGTTCCCACAGACCGGTCAGCTTGAAGGCTCAGCCGACCTCAAGGCCCTGACATACTCACAGGGCCGCCTACTTGGCCTGCGGGTCAACCGCTACTCATGGTGGACCCATTGGCGCGAACTAGCCGATTACTTCCTCCCGAGGAGATACAAATGGATCGTAACCCCGAACCAGATGGCGAGGGGCTCGCCGATCAACCAACACATTCTGGATTCTACTGGTGTCATATGTGCACGCAACTTAGCTTCTGGTCTGGTCAGTGGGAAATCTTCGCCGACACGGCCGTGGTTCAAGTTACGTGTGGGTACTGTGGATTCGACCACCACTTCACCTGTGAGCTTGTGGCTGGGGGAGTGCGAGAGGATAATGTACCTTATCTTCAGTGAGTCCAACTTCTACAACTCCATCGCCCAGTTCTACTTCGACCTCGTGATCTTCGGCACCGCCACGATGCTTGTGTACGAGGACTACGAGAACGTCATCAACTGCATCAACCCCTGCGCCGGTGAGTACTACATCGACATCGATGGCAAGTACCGCCCCACGATCTTCTACCGCGAATTCACCCTGACCGTCTCCGCATGCGTAGCGGAGTTCGGATATGACAACTGTTCCGATTCAATTAGACAACTCTACGACGATCCGGCAGGAGCTAACCTCACTATGGAGCTTATTGTCGCGCATTCGATCGAACCAAATGACGACGGTCGCGCCAGCGAGTTCGGCTTCTCTAGCAAGTTTGCTTTCCGCGAGTTGTATTGGGAATGGGGTGGTTCTGCTTCACCCCAAGGATCGAATTTCCAGCCGCGCGGCTTCCTCCGCAAGCGTGGTTACTACTCCATGCCCAATATCTGCTGCCGATGGGACATAGTCTCCAACGACGCCTATGGCCGCAGCCCGGGCATGGACGCTCTGCCCGATCAGAAGCAGGTGCAACTCGAGACGCGGCGCAAAGCGCAGGCCATCGACAAGATGGTGAACCCTCCCCTCGTCGCCGATGTGCAGCTGAAGAACCAACCCGCTTCGCTCCTGCCGGGCGGCATCACCTACATCCAAGGCATGATCGCCCACAATGGCAAGCCCGCGATCGCGTCGATCTATGACACGCACCAGTTCCCCGTCGGCGACATCTCGAGCGACCTCATGGAGGTCAAGCAACGCCTCGCCAAAATCTTCTTCAACGACGTCCTCATGACAGCGAGCCAATATGAAACACGCAGCAACGTTACTGCGGTCGAGTGGGATATGCGCAAGTCTGAATCGCTCGTCGCCTTGGGTCCAGCACTTGACCGGATCGACTACGAGGGACTCGGCCCAATTCTCGATCGCACGTTTGATATTGCGACGCGAGCAGGCATCCTACCGCCTGCGCCGCCTGAAATCCAAGGTCAGATGATCAACGTTGAGTACGTGTCGATGCTCCAACAGGCCCAACGTGCCGCAGCGTCGGGTGGCATCGATCGCCTGCTCGCCGTCGCCGGAAATCTCCTCGCGGCGAAGCCTGATGTTATGGACAACATCGATACAGATTATGCTCTTGACAAATACTCCGCGCTGTTGAACAATGATCCTAAGATCATTCGGAGTCCCGAAGCTGTGGCAGCAATCCGTGAAGATCGCGCAAAGCAGATGGCGGCACAGCAACAGGCCGAGCAGATCGCTGCGCTGTCGCAAGCGGGGAAGAACCTCTCGGACACTGACCTTGGTGGTGGCGTCAATGCCTTGCAAGCCATGGGAGGCGTTAGCCCATAATGGACAACGCAGCGGACCGCAAAGCCATACGCGCCAAGGAAAAGCAATCTCGCATTGCCGAGGCCTCGCGCCAGTCCGTATTGCATACGGTCATGTCCACGATCGAAGGCCGCACCTTCATCTGGGACTTCCTCGCCTCCTGCCACATCTTCACCACGACATTCACAGGCGACGCACTTACCTCGGCCTTTGCCGAAGGCGAGCGTAACGTTGGGCAGCGCCTGCTCTCCGACATCATGGTCGTCTGCCCCGATCAGTACATTCAAGCGATGAGGGAAGCCAATGAGCGACACCACAGTGACAACGCAAGAGCCGACGCCCTTGCCGAACGACGCGGCAGCGAGGAGCCCGACGGGCGAGATACTGGACGTGAGGCCGGACCCGGTGACACAGACTCCATCTACCGATGGATCGACGACCCAGACACCTACAACCCCGACGGAACCTTCCGCACCGACCACTGAACCGAAGCCTGATGCCAAAGCTCCCGCCACCGACGCCACCAAGCCCACCGAGGCCACCGGTGCCCCCGAAAAGTACGCCGACTTCGCAGCCCCCGACGGCTACACCATCGACACCAAGCTCGTCGAAGCCGCAGCGCCAATCTTCAAGGAACTCAACCTCACCCAAGAGCAGGCCCAAAAGCTGATCAGCCTCCAAGCACAGACAATGATCGATGCGGCTAAGGCCCCACAGGCCGCCTATGAAGCCATGCGCCTTGAATGGCGCAACACTGTCGCTGCCGACGCTGAAATCAAGTCCTACGCCACCGATGGCCGCACCGGCCCCGACGCCGTTAAGGTCGACATCGGTAAGGCCCTCGCCACACTCCCGCCTCAGCTAGCGAACGAATTCAAACAGGCCATGGACGTCACGGGCGCGGGCGATCACCCCGCATTCGTCAAGGCCATTTGGAAACTCTCACAATCGGTCATCGAAGGTAAGCCCGTCAGCGGCGCTGGCCCCAGCAAGTTCGGCCAAGCCGACCCGACTCGCCCCGACAAGCCTTCGCCTGCCGCAGCCATGTACCCCAATCTCGCGAACGCAAGTCGCTAGACGCACGACCATCCGCCATCCGAGCCCCAGAGAGGGTTGAACGCCAAGGCCAGATCGGAACGTAGATGCCACTACTCACTCTTCCCTCAACCCTCTCTAGGAGCCTCAACTTATGTCCACCATTGGCAATCTGGCACTAACCTATGCCGATTGGGCCAAGAGAATGGACGATGGCTATCGCGTAGCCACGATCATCGAAATCTTGTCCCAAACGAACGAAATCCTTGACGACATCCTCGTCATGGAAGGCAACCTGCCGACCGGTCACAAGACGACCGTTCGCACCGGCCTCCCTCAGGCCACGTGGCGCCTCTTGAACAACGGCGTCCCGAACGCGAAGTCCACGACCGCTCAGATCACCGATACCTGCGGCAACCTCGAGACGTACTCCGTCATCGACAAGGACATCGCCGATCTGAATGGCAACACGGCCGAGTTCCGCCTCAGCGAAGTCCGCGCCTTCCTCGAGGGCATGTCCCAACAGGTCGCCTCGACCTTCATCTACGGCAACCAGCATCTCAATCCGGAACGCTTCACCGGCTTGGCACCGCGCTACTCCACCGTCACCACCGCGTCCTCACAGACCGCCAACAACGTCCTCGACGCTGGCGGCACCGCGAGCAACGCTCAGACCTCTATGTGGATCGTCACGTGGGGCAACGACACCATCCACGGCATCTTCCCCAAGGGCAAGATCACCGGCCTCCAGCATCGTGACATGGGCGAGTGGCCTGTGGCCGACGCCAGTGGCAACACCTACCAAGCCTATCGCGACCACTTCAAGTGGGAAGTTGGGCTCTGCCTCCGCGATTGGCGCTACACGGTCCGCATCGCCAACATCGACCCGGCACAGCTGACCGGCGTCAGCGCTGCGAACCTGATCAACCTGATCGTCCGCGGACTCTACCGCCTGCCCACTGCCCCTGCCAACGCGACGGCGATCCAGACCTCGGACACTCCCGAAGTCCGCGCCAACATGGGCCGGGTGATGATCTACTGCAACCGCGTGATCCGCACCTATCTTGATCTTCAGGCGATGAACAAGACCAACGTCTTGCTGCGCCTCGAAGAGTTCAACGGCAAGGTCGTGACCACCTTCCGCGGCATCCCTGTTCGCACTTGCGATGCCATTGTCAACACCGAAGCTCAAGTTACTTGATCGGAGCACCCCATGATTCTTGACGCACTACTTCGCTTCTCCAATGCTCAGGCGATCACTGCCACCGCTGTAAGCGACAACGTGATCGACCTCGGCATCACCTCAGGCATCCCGTCGTCCGCGAATGGCGGCGGTGCCCGAGACATCGGCGTTGGCGACGACCCGGCAATGAAGCTGCTGGTTCAGGTCGGCACCGCGTTCGCCACACTGACGTCGTTGACCGTCGCCCTTCAAGGCGCGATCGATGATGGCACTGGCAACCCCGCCTCGTTCAGTACTTGGTGGGCATCGCCGGCAATCGCCGTTGCCTCACTCGTTGCTGGCGCTCGCCTGCTCGATATGGACATGCCTCGTCCGCCGCAGGGCATCGCGGTCCCCCGCTACCTGCGCCTGAACTACACCGTTGGCGGCAGCAACGCCACCGCCGGAACTCTGAACTCCTACATCGTCCTCGATCGCGACGATCAGATGTATCAGAGCACCAACAATGCTATCGCCGGGGGCTACCCCGCTGGCATCACTGTTGCGAACTGAGGGCCATGACATGAAGAAATGGCTTATCAGAGCCGCAGTTGCGGTGGGGCTTATGGCCCCACTTGCCCTGTGGGCTCAAGGCGTCTATACCAAGAACCTTGCGGGTCTTGAAATCGTCAACGCTGCCCTTCCGGGTGGCGGTTCAGCGATTCAAGTTCCAGCCTACGTACTCCGCTCGGGCAACAACCACACGCTGGTCGCTACCGGCACCACCGTTAGCACAACTGCACGTGCGCAAGACGGCGACCTTATCGCCACTGGCGCTATCACCACTTGGAACGTAACGCTCCCCGCAAGCCCCTACACCGGGCAGACCATCCGCATCTCTTGTCCGGGTGGTGACGTTACAACTCTGTCGATTGCGGCCGCATCAACGCCCGCGAGCACAACGATCGTCGGCACAAACCCAACGTCCTGCACCGCAGCTACAGCTACTGCAAGCACGTGGCAGTACTCCACCTCAGCAAACAAATGGTATAGGGTGCAATGATGCGCAAACTAGCTCGCTATCTCCTCCCATGTTTGCTCGTCCTGCTCCTTGCAGGCGGGCTCTCGTATGCGCAGACCATCGTACGCGCTATTCAGTTGTCGCAAGACACTACTGGTGCGTTCGGTGTCGATGCCAACAATGGCGTGTACTTCCCCGGCCACATTCTCTCCACTGGCACGGGCAGACCAGCGCCAACCCTCGGTGCATGCATTACCGGTGGCAGCCCAACCCTTGTTGGTACTGACACCGCTGGTACGATCACCGCAGGCTCCACAGCCTCCACCTCTTGCACGGTGACCTTCGGTACAGCCTACGCCGTAGCTCCCACCTGCACTGTGGCTTGGGCCTCAGGCCCCTTGGCCGCTATGTCATGGACGACTTCCACCACCGTCTTAACGATCACGCAGACTTCGAATGCGTCGTCGAAGATCATGTACATCTGCACCAGCACCAGCTGAGGACACCTCAATGCGCAAGCTCATCGCCGGACTGACTTCCAAACTGCGGCCAGCCAGTCCGGCGCTGGCCATTACTGTTAGTTGTGCCATCGCGCTTACGTTAGGGTTGATCAGCTATGTTGAGGCCCAACGTGTACAAGCACCGGGCAACACAGCGATCGTCTGTGCCTACAACTCTTCACCACCCACTCTGACCTCGGGGTGGTTTGGCTACGCGCAATGCGATAGCGCAGGTAAGTTGATCACCGTTGGCTCAGGTGGTGGAGGTGGTACAGCAGTCACCATTGCCGATGGCGCTGATGTTGCTGAAGGCGCAATCGCTGACACCGCCGCGACTGCGGGCTCAACCGGTACTGTCTCAGCCAAACTTCGTCTGATGACAACCCAGCTTGGTACGATCAACACCACACTGGGTTCGCCATTCCAAGCCGGGGCTTCAATCGGCAACACCACCTTCGGGGCCACTCAAGCCACCGCCGCAAACCTAAATGCGACTGTAGTTGGCACTGGCACCTTCGCGGTACAGTCGCAGCCAACCCCAGTCACTTCCGGCGGCGTGACTGTGTTCTTTCTGCAGCCGACCGCTTCCGACAACCACGCCAACATTAAGAACGGCGCAGGACAAGTCTACAAAATCTCGGCCACCAACAATTCCGCGACGGTCAACTATTTACGTCTGTATAATGCCGCGTCAGGCTTTAACGGCTGTAACTCCGCGACCAATCTTGTTTATCAAATGGCGATCCCGGCCTCAACCTCTGGGGCTGGTTACAGTGACAGTTGGGACTTAGGCATAGCATTTTCGACCGGCATCTCAATCTGCGTAACCTCAGGCTACGCCACCACTGACACAACCAATGCTACCGCCTCTGCAATGAGTGTTAACGTCGGATACAAGTAAGATGCTCAAGAAACTTCTTGCCTTTGTTCTTTCAGCGGCTATCTGCGTTGCGCCTGTCTCGGCGCAGATGCTCACTCTCAATTATGGGCCCGGAGCATTTAGTGGCCCTGACCTAACAAACACGGATAGTGCTTGCTCGTCCGTCTCCGGCACAGTAACGACCTTCACGTCAAAGAATCTTGGCGGTGCGGGCCCGAATAAGATCAATATCGTTTCGATCTCTTGGGTCGATGGGACCAGTGCCGGAACCGCCGAAATATCAGGCGTAACGATTGGGGGTACCGCAGCTACTCGCGCGGTTCGGTCCATCGCAACTGATAATACGAACTCCAATGCTGAAGTCTGGTACGCCTCAGTAGCGGGCGGCGGCACCGGGAATATTGTTGTCACGACCGGCACTGCCGTTAACCAGATGACGATTGCCGTTTATCGGCTTATCAATTACTCAGTCTCGACACCGTTCCTGACCGCGACAGGAACCACTACCGCCGGTATATCAACTAACACCGGCGACGCGCTGATAGCGGTCGGGACCCGTAGTGACAGTGCCGCAACTACGCTCACCAATATGGTGCAGGACTACGGATTTTCCTGTGGTGCCACTCAATACGGCACGCACTATTCATTCTTCCCGAACACCCCCTCCGCAATAAATACCGCGATCAGTCCATCAACCAACACGCCGCTGATCGCGATGGTGACTTGGCATTCCGGTGCCGTCTGTGCTGACCCGTCATGGTCCAGCGTCAAGTTGCTGATGCCGATGGAAGGTGCAAACCTAAGCACTACCGGGCAGGGCCTGACAGATCGCAGTTCCGCAGCACACGGTGTCGCAACCAGCGGCGCTTCATCTACGATTGAGACGGCGCAATTCCAGTTTGGCACGTCCTCCTATAGGATGCACGCTGCCATTGGCAATTCTCTAGTTTATAACGACAGCGCGGACTGGCGACTGTCTGCGGCCAACTCCGACCAGTTCACAATCGAGGGGTGGGTTCGTTACGCAGGAACTGGTACTGGTCGCAGCGTGCTATCACAGTTCCCCGGTGCTGGCAACAACAGTTGGCAGATATGGAACAACTCGTCAGCATCGGAATGGGACTTTACGTTCTCAACCGACGGTACCGCCACCACTACAATCTCGACTTCTGGCGCGGCTCTAACCACGAACACTTGGTACGCTTGGGCCGTCGACAAGGATGCCACGGGCAAGATCAGGATTTACAAGAACGGGGTTATGCTTGGAAGTTCGACTCCGGCCAACAGTTCCTTCTTCGACTCGACTGTGGGTCTTGGTATCCTGTCGATCAACTCGGTCGGAAACAGACTGGATGGCTGGGGGGACGAATTTCGTATAACTAAGGGGGTCGCCCGTTACGCCAGCGATTCCGGATACACTGTCTCAACTACATCGTTCCCAATATGCAACTGATCAAGCGCACATTATTTTCACTGTTTGCCCTACTGGCGTTAGGGGTAACTCCGGCTGCGGCACAATTCGGCGCGTGCTTACCGGGTTTCTGTAGCCAACAAGGTTACAACCCCTGCGACTCTCGCGTCAAGCTTCTTATGCCGATGGAAGGAACCAATGGTTCCACCGGCTCGCCGGGGCTTGATGACTTTAGTTCGCAGCATCGTGGTACTGCTACCAGTGGTGCTTCGTCAACAATCGACACATCGCAGTTCAAATTCGGTTCCTCGTCGTACCGAATGCACTCCGTTGTCGGCAATTCGTTAAATTATCCACCAAGCGCCGACTGGGTCTTATCATCTGCCAATTCCGATGAGTTTACAGTTGAGGCTTGGGTTCGTTGGAATACTCTAGCCACTGGGCAGGCTGTATTATCCAA